GCACTTTGACACCCTTCACAAGTCAGTGATCTAGAAGGGAAGGTATGGCGTCGCCTCTTCGGCGTCCTCCAAAACTCCTCCCACATGTTTCCATGCAGCTTGGGCGTACGGCAGTGCCTTATGCAGGGCTGCCGCGCCTCCTATCGCTTCCAACCCCTCTCCAAAGATGTATTTCATTCGTCCAAGAAGGGGATGGGACTTGACCTTTTGCGCTACTGTATGCGCAACCAGCGACTTGTTGTTTTTCCCAGCGGCGGCCACAGAAGAGGCCGCATTGGCAAGATGGACTTGGTCCGGGGTGATAACGCTCTGAGTCATCTTTCTCATGTTTTGCACGATATGATACTCAACTACGCCAACGTACTGAAACTCCAGAGCCTCACTCGAACCACCGGGGAGGTAGTACACGAGAGTCATCATTGGAGGGCTATCAACCAAACGAGTTGCTCCTCCGTCAATCCGGCCAAACTTTGTAAACTGTTGATCCGGCTTCCAGACGAACTTTGCGCTCCTTCTTTCAGCAAACCGAACTCGGCCCAAATACTGTCCGCTAACGCGGGCAGCAGCCAAGGTTCCCGACGAGATGGACCCATCCGCGGGTTCTCCATACCAACACCAAGCCTCCACATATCCCTCAGAATCCTGAAGTTTCTTGGCCCAAGAAACCATGATGCCGCCACAAACCCCCCTGCTCAAGGGGTAGTTTCCGGCAACATACGGGAGTGTGAAGGGAGTGTCCAGAGCTGCATACGGTAACGCAATGGCCTCACCGGCTGCGTCAATGGAAGTGGTTTGGTTCCATGCTACAGTCGGCTCGGTTGTGCTCTGAACTATATAGCCAATAGCAGGCTCTCTAGCGCCCGAGGAATCAGACAACACCTGCCCTAACGTATAGTCGACAGTTGAAATCCTTGTGATCTCGGCCTTTGGCTTGGAGTATCCTGCATCGTCCCAGGTTGTTTTTCCCCAGTAAAGGGAAACCCTACCGTAGACGTTTGACCCGGTTGGTGTGATGGTTGTGATTCCCATGTTGCCCACTGATTTGCTTCTCAGGGGAACAAGGTCCTCATGGAGAGGGCACTTGACAAATTCACCATCATATTTTAGCTTTCCGTTGAGTGGATCATCCACTACTCGGCAGTATGCATGGCATGCCGGGGACAGGCACGCTGAGGGTTTCATTGCAAGCTTCATCGCCTTGTCGGCGTGGCGGTCATGTTCTTCCAGGAGTCTTTCACGGGCTTTTATACTCGTGATTTTTCCCACTGTATTAACAGGATTTGCCTTTGCCTTGGCGACTGCCTTTTTCAGGTCTTTCATTTCACGCGCTAGATTCGCGACTTCTTTTGCAGACATTCTACACTGCAATTTTATTTCTGTAAGTTCTTTTCTCGGATCCCACCCGATCCGAGTTAGAGCATCCATCACTGCGGTCTTGCGTGGGTGGTGGCGCATAAGATACTCAAACTGCACAACGGTCTCAACCGAACGCGCAGACTTGTTTACTAAGTGAAACAGAACTTTACCTAAATTTTCTGGGTACGCGACACATGATCCGTCTGGTTTCCTGACGAACCTGTGTGAACAGAACGTGAAGTTGTTGACATCTTGCACGACTGCTTCCTTCAACGGTAATCCAATTTCCTTGTAAGCTTCTTTGATTTGCTCAATGGTAACAGATTTGGGCTTCCGTTCGATACAGTCGTCTCCCATAGCTCTCGCCCAGGGTTTATATCCCAACTTGGCCGCAACTATATGTGAGTCAAATACTCTCATACTGGAATTACCTGAGCCTGTGACCCTCTGGCCACTCACCCATGATCCTTCCTCGGTGATGACAATGATCCGTCCGTCAGACGTGGCGCGCGGTGCGCGCTTCTGTTTTTCGAACTCGTTCATCACTAGTTTGTAAGCGTTGGTATTTTCCTTGAGCTGGAGCTTCCAGGCCCTATTGCGGCCTTCCTCCTCCATCTCCCAAACGTCGACATTCCAGTCCCACAAGGGGACGTCAGTAGATATGAGGTCATACTCCTCACCGACGTTTTCCGCTACAGCATCCATGAACTGAGTGACAAGGTCATCACTAAACCCAATACCTGGAGCTGATGGGCAATGAGGAAACCGTGAGGCTTCCAACTTGTCCAATCGTTCAAAGAGAAGTCTCTGAACCATTTGATCAGCCAGTGACTGGGCAGCCACTAGACGCTGGCGGTCTATTTCAAGCTTGGCCAACTTATGAGCTTCCTGCTTAACTAGCACCCTGGCGGGGTCAATCAAGCCTTCCGTCAACAACTCTTTTGGGGTCATATTTGGAATCTGGTTGCGAAGTTTAACCATCTTCATCACGCGATCAAGAACGAGCTCCTTGAACCAACCGTAATGGTCAGTAAACAGTTGCTTGTTGGTGGACGCTATTTGTGAATAGGGGAATCCGGGGATGGATTTCAGGTTTACAGATGTTCCCACAAAGTCCGGGCTGCATACAATTCTATCAAATTCATCGGAAAACTTCTCACGGTTTAGTGTTGAGAAGTAAGCCTCAATTCTTGTGTCCTTGTACGCCTCGCGATACGTGGCACGTGCACCGTCAATGTCAGATTGGGACGGCGGACAAGCAGCGTTACGCAATTTTACGTGGGCTGTCATGGACTTGATTTCTGTCTCAGGTCCACGTTTGGGGAAACCATAATGTCCTACTTCAGGAAAAGATTTGACTAGCTCCTCATGGAAAGAGGACACCGGTTTCATCTGCGACGTGGTCACATAATTAGCCGATGTTGCTATCTGTTTCAACAACCCTTCGGGGTCGACCTCGACGTTTTTAAAATCGAATTGGTTCAACCCTTCATGATAGTTGTTCTCATCATCGTAGTAGTAGTTATCAGCATACCCATCGTCGTAATCATAGTCATCATTTCTGTGCCTAGGATCGACCGAGTACACCGTGCTCGGGCCGGCGACATATCGCACATCTCTGTACGTGCCGCGGTAACGGTGGCCTTTTGCAAGTCTCTGGAAATCATCAGGTTCTACATAGTCGTAACGGGTGGACCTCAGATGGGGCGGGGTCTCTGTACTGGCTACATGGAACAGGGAAAAAGTTGTACCAAAATTGGTTTCCTTTTCTGACAGGACTCTAGGAGCTCCTGAATGAATTCCAATGCATCTGTTTTTCTGCATAATGGGAGCACCAGACCATCCTTCAAATGTGGAAGCACTGTACTGCAACTGGAGAGCGTGGTCGGAGTCAACAAGGACTCCGTAGGATTTTCCGAACTGATCGGTATTCATCCTACCTACCACTGCCACAGCTCCTGGTTTGGGAACCGCGAGCTTGACAGCTTTCACTCCAAGTACAGAACATAACTGGTCGCTAATTCGCACCTGCGCTACGTCCAACTGCCCTTTTGGGGACCTGTAGAACGGCGGTGGGCACGCAACTTGCTTGCCAGAGCTTGATCTGATGATGGGCTGGTTGCCACAGGCTTCGTACACGTGGTCCGCGGTGGCTATGAAGGTCTCGTTTCCGTCGGTCACTCTCACTCCAGCTCCTCGGGAGCGGAATAGATCGTTAACGATGAAACCGAATTCCACCATATAACTAGGCATTACAGCGGTATAAACCGGAGAATTCACGATTCGTCTTTCACAGACGATTTCGGGATCTTGGTAACCTCTTTCTGCAAGTAGCTTAGCTGCCGCCTCGAAGGTTCGCCTGCGCATTTTCTCAGCTTGGACGACATCTTCAACCTCCTCTATGTCACTAGTGGTTACGTACGAATACGACAGCCACAGCTGGTTGATTTGGTTTTTGAGGTAGCGGGCCAGTATGATCGTTGACAGCAAAGTGGAGGTAGCCACCACCAACAGGTTAACACATGACGCTATGAGAATCAGCAGTTCCATGTGAACCTGGTCGGCAGCGGTTTTCACCACTCTGACTGTTACGTCACCTGCGTGGGAAACAGCGATCATGGGATAACCCAGCCATTGAGGCAGTCGCACCCAGCGAGCCAACGCTGACAGATGCAACTGCAACACGGTTGTGTTAACCAGGAATACGAATGACACGGAGAGGAGCATGATAGTGACCGTTGCTATTAACAAGATCATATACCCTGCTTTTCCCGCCGCGAAAACGAAACCTTTGCACCGGGTTTTAAATTCCGGCGTCGGATCGCTGTCTCCCGCCCCAGAGTATCTAGCCTGGGGCTTGTAATGAGCTTTCTTCTCTTTTTCAACACGGCTCTGAACCGCCTTGATGCACCGATGAATGGGATGATCTGCAGGTTGCAGGCTCATCCTGTCCACGATGCTCGCAGGGCCAGGAGTGTCTAGGGAAACCACGCGGTAAAACAGTGATCCCCACAGGTCGATGGTGGCACTGGTAGCGCTACAGTTGGCGCAGCAGTCTATGCCATGAACATCTCCCGTAAGAAGGACTATGCGGAACATCGTAAACGACGAACAGCATTGGTCGTACACTTGGGGCACGGGTGATTCAAAAGACGGACATCCTTGGAAGGATGTCAACGTCAAGAAAACCGAAACGCACTTCGAAATGCACTTTTGGGCTGCATTACGGACTCGGCGCCAGGGGGGCAATTCATGCAGTTGGTAGTTGCTAATCCACCACTGCCGAACCACATCCTCTGTAGCCAAGGCAGCGCGCCTTAGGAATGCCAACCGTTCGGCAGAGTGTGGACTCTTCCAACGGAGTGATCCCGGGGGCGCGGTATAACAGTTGTGATTGTGATCGCTGGCTTGCTCTCCTAGCTCTCGGAGCTGGGAAGCGCAAACCACGCAATCGTCCTCGTTACAGCGACAAGCGCGAAACGAGGGGCGCCTAGAACTCACGGGTTCTTGGCGCTCGCTTGGAAAGTGTTGTTGCTGGTCTTGGAGATCTTCCTGCATCGGTGCACTGCCAGCGGGCGTGTCCGATGATCCAGGGGAAGGCTCCTCGTG